GCGAGTTGGTCTAAAGGTTTTGAAGCTGGCCCGAACCCTGGCATCCAAGATCGTCTTCTGAGCATGACTCGGCCTATCATGGAGTCTGCTATCCCCCATTACAAGTTCCCTATCGAGTGGATGTTGGATGTGCGGACGTTTAATCAGGTTCCGTTCTCTAACGATCTGAAACCTGCACCTAGGTGGGCTGGCATTCCTGCGCTACAACAGCTATTGCAGCTTTCGGGGAATTTGCAGGAAGACGCCAACGGGCGTCTTCTGATGACAGATAAAGCTGCGTACATGGTCGAACAGTTTGTTCCTGTGTTTGCTAACGCCAGCCGTTTGTGGCCGAACCCTGACCCGAAGTGGCAGACTTCTGCGGACATGAAGCAGATTGCTACTGCTTTGAACTTTGTGCTCGGTCTAGGGTTTAGGGTGAACACGCCGAAAGAACAGCGGAACGAAATGATTAGACAGATGTATAAAGATTCTGCTGAAAAGCGGAGGCAAATAGCGTTGGCAGGGACTTATGGGTAAAACAATAGTTCGCAGAGCGGGTTGGAACGCACGTCCCCCTAAACGGGCGTTCTCTAAACTTCGCGGGGTGGTCGGTGTTGTGCTGCACCATTCGGGGGTTAAGGGCGCTGCGACTGGGCCGTTTACTGTGAAGGGCTTTGAGCGGCACCACATGGATAGCCGTGGCTGGAACGCTATTGCTTACAACTGGCTTGTTGATGACGATGGCGTCATCTATGAGGGCCGTGGTGGCGGCATTGTTGGTGGCGCTACTCGTGGTTGGAACAGCCGTACCGAGTCGATTTGTTACACGGGTTGGGGTTCTGGAGAGGTTTCGCAGCGTGCGTTGGATTCTATTAAGTGGCTTGTTTCTGATATTCAGGGCCGTTATGGCCGCGGGCTTTGGGTAAAGGGTCATAGGGATTTGGCTGCAACGTCGTGCCCTGGCACGTCGTTGTATCATTGGTTGCAGGATGGTATGCCGTTGAAGGCTGATACAGCCCCTGAGCAGGACTGGGCTGGCATCATAGCGTATGTGGCGGGCCTGGGAGCGGCTGTAGCGCGTCGTCCGCTGTCGAGGCGGCGTCGGTCTAGGGGGCCTGCTGTGCGGCTCGTACAGACGAAGCTGAACGGTCTGGGGCATGACGCTGGGCCTGTGGACGGCGTCTATGGCAGGCTTACTGCTTCTGCCGTACGCTCGTACCAACAGCAGAGCGGTTTGAAAGCCGACGGTGTCGTCGGCAAGAGCACTTGGACGAGGATGTTCCTGTAACGGGACGTTTCAATCTTTCTATAGGAGGTATTTGTTATGCCAGCAGATGGAGGGGCTTACGCCTCTGATGAACAAACTCAGGACTCTCATTCTGAGTCGAACATGCACGCTGTAGGAAAGGAAGCTGCCGCTAACGCGAAGATGCTTCGTTCCACAAATTTGGGCAATGCCATCACTGGCGGCCGCCCTTTCGGGAAGTAACCGATGAAGAAACCAGTTTATAAGAAACCAAAGCCACCAAAAAAAGGCCGTCGACGGTGAGTGTCAGCAAATCCTGGGGAACGTCTGACTGGTCTGATACGGTCGAACGTGCGGTCTACACGGCTGCGGAGGCTTTCCTTGCTGTCTTTGTTGTTACAGATCTATCTACAACTGAAACGGCTGCGAGCGCTGCTGTTGCTGCGCTTATCTCGGTGGTCAAAACCGTTATTGTTCAGCGTCGGGCCGCCCTCGGCTAGACTTGACGTGCCTGAAGATTCTGAGCGGTTCGAAACGATCTGGGAAGATTGGTTGAACGGCACGGGCCTTGATCTTGAAGGAGAGATCGAGGAAACCTTAGAGAACTCCAAGTTTTTGATGGACATGGATGATGGTACTCACGCCCAGTGGAGGGGCGACCATCTCGGTGTTCTCATCATGCTACGCAGAGAAGATGTGGAGAAGCTTGTTGAAGCTAACCACGGGCAAATGAACGGCGGGTCGGTAGAGGACTGGTTAGCTCTTTCTTCGTGGACGATGGCGTTCACAGAGTTCCTAGAGCAATGCTTGTTTCTGGAAGAACCTGACTAACGCTCTAAGTAGTCGATGACTACTGGGTGACGGAGCAGTTCGTTCTTAATCTTTTGCGCTATGTCGTCGCGTCTACGAGCGAACGTGGTCTTTGGTGTGCCTACCGCCAAGGCTACTAGCCGCATCGACAAGCCCACGTCTACCAGCATGTGGTAGATCCATTGTTCGGTGGCGGTCAGCGATTCCCAGGCTTCTTCGACAGCTTCGATGAGTCCTGCTTGAACTATTTCAAATTTCTCTACGCTCTCAACAATTTCTTGGTGAGGCGAAATCATTAGCGCTTCGATCTCTGTATGCGGTTTATAACGCAGAGTATCAGAACGGTCGGGAGCGAAAGCCCACGGCGGTTGAGATGCCTCGTCTTCACCTATGTTGTATAGCGGTGCTAACGGTGGAAGGTTCAGATCTTGAAGCGCTTTAAATATTCGTGCGCCTTCAGAAGCATCTAGTTCTTCATCCATCTACCCATTCTAGTAGCTTTGAAGAAATATTAAGGTATTTCTTTCCTTCGTGGAATGAACCAAGCGAAACTTCGTTCTTATTTATGACTGTCATCAAATCGCGGTATCTGATTTGAGCATGGGCCTGGCGGGTAGAAGACCAGATCCATAGCCAAACGTCCATGCCTGAGCAGTCCCACCATTGCAACGCTGCCATCTTTTCTAGTTTGAACTTGAGCGGCTTGGACCCCATGCCCATGACTTCTACGAGCCGTGGCGGATCGGACTGGATGTAGTCGGGGGCTGCTCGGATGGTATGGCTTATCTGGTAGAACTTCGATACGTCGGGTCGGTTAAACCCGAAACGTATCCAGTTGGTGTTGAGTCGTTCGAAGTTTGATTCGGCTTCGTCTCCCATTGATTGGAAACGTTCGCCGTACGAACCAGCATGGAAGGGGGCGGTCATTGTTTGCGCCCCGAAACTTTGTGTATCTGTTTGTCATCGTTGTAGGCCACCCCGTTGAGAGCGTCGCTTACCGATTTGATGTAGTTGTCTACGTCGCCTCGGAGCTTGCTGGGTTCAGTGTCGAGCATCTCTGTGACACACACGGTGATGCGTTTAGGGGAGAACGTGAGGGCCAGCGACACTGGCCCTTCGAACAGTGGCCCTTTGTAGTAGCCCTTTACAAGTTCTTCGAACGTCCGTGTTTTGGTGCTCGTGTAGGCGTAGCCGCCTTTCATCGAGAACCGTGGTCGTTCTTTCGCTTTTGGTTTGTGCGGTATAGAGAATTTGTACTGCTTGCCTTTAGATGGCATTCAGAGGCTCCTTAGTGCCGATTCGACCATGCGTTCGATCTGCAAGGGACCGTCTTCACGGTCTTTGAACTTCCCTACCCGTTCATCGAGTTGGGTTACCCAATGGATTGTAGCCTCAACAGAGTAGTCGCGTTCAAGTAACGACGCAGCGAAGCGGTACAAGGTGCTACTGCGGTCTTCGCTGAACGGGTTTTCCCAAATGGATTTGGCACGTCCTGTGAAGTCGTCGCTGTCATTTGTGCCGCTATACGAGAACGCTGCTTTGACTGGTTCGGTCTTTATGTAGAGGGCGTGGAGCCGTTCGAAGTGTTCAGGGGTGCAGCGTGTTTCCCACGCAGTGTCTGTGAACTCTTCCCAGGTGAGGTCGCCCATCTGTTGCCGCCCCGTGTTGCGGGTCGCAGCGTAGGGGAGCCTGAGGCAGTTGCCGATCTTGCCTGGGCCTAGCTTTACCTGTTTGGGGTAGACCTCTTTGATGGGGGTTTCTATGAGTCGGCAAGCGCCGATCATGCAGTTGCGTGCCATCGCTGCTTGCAGCGGCCGTTCTAGGTACACCCAAACGTGGAAGCCTTTGGACCGTGATGGTTCTTTCCATGAATGGATGGATAGTTCCTCTAGTAGCGCTACGAGGTTGTCGGCGTGTGGTTCTGAGATGTCTCCTTCGTCTAGGTCGACGGCTATCCAGTTGACCCAGAACAGTCCGTTGCGTTCTATCAGTGGGTACACACCGAGGGCTTCGTCGCCGTACAAGTGCTGCTCTATCAGAAGTTCGTATTCTTCGCCCGCAGCTAGAACCGTTTCTTCGTTTGTCAGCATGGGCTTTACCCCATTAGCTACGTCGGCAACGAAACCCCCTGCGTGCAGGGAAGCGAATTGTTCTACTCGATCCATCGTTCATCGCCTGGGATGTCTGACTCGTAGTACGAGCGAACCAGCCCGCATGTCGGGTCCATGAAGTAGTCGATCGGTGGCGATGTGATTTGGCAAGGTGGACGTTTGTTTTTGCATAGGTCGAGGCTGATCGACACAGAATGAACGCGCCGTTCTTTGTCGGTTAGTTTCGGGTCGTCTCGCTTGCGAAACACGTTGAGTTGCAGGATGGCGTATTCGTCTGCGTTGAATTTGCCGTCGTCCATCCCTCGACTAGAACCTCGGGTGGACCCTTTGCCTGACTGGTGTATCAGCCCGACTGGCAGGTTCTCGTTCTCTGTCCATTCCTTCAGGTTCTTTAGAACCTTGGATACGCCTTCGTAGCCTGACGCTTGGGGTAGCTGCTCTAGGAAGTCGACCATGACAAACTTTGGTTTGGCTTGCCAGTAGTCCTCGCATTCCCTGAGGGCTTGGCTCATGTCTGGGAACTTGAGTGCGTTGGGGAATATTTTGAGTCGGTCGAGGTAACGCTCTTTGGCCTCCATAATTTCATTTATGTAAAGAGGATCTTCTTCCTTCAGTGCTTCCTCAACTTCGGCCAGGTTGCGTTGGTAGAGCAGAGCGTAGAGCTTCGCTACTACCAGCACTTCTGGTTCGTCGGGGGTGAAGATCACCCCGTGGAAGCCTGGGTCTTGTCGGAGGTTATGTGCCAGGCTGGAGAGCAGCACTGCGGATTTGCCGCTGTGCGCTCTGCCTGTGACGACGAGCACGTCTGACGGCCATACGCCGCGCATCCGTTGGTCGATCTCTTCTAACCCCAGAAAGAAACAGTCTTCTGATCCCTTTGCGTACTGCATCCATCGGTCAACGGCATCCCCTGTCGGGGTGAACCATTTGTATGTCTTCTCTGCCCCCAGAGAGAGATCAACGCCCGCTAGGCGGGCGCTGATCTCATCTTTAGTCAGGGCTGGTTGGCCCTGTTCCATCAGACCTTCTTATATGCGAAGGCTTGTAGTTCCTGACGGCGGTTTGTCCAGTCCCATTCAACGGCATCGGCTTGGGTTTGCCCGTTGAGAGCATCCCAAACTTTCAGCGGCACATTGCTGTCGCCTTCGTTGATCCACACACCCATGTCACGTTCGACATGAACTCCTGCCATAGCTAACGCATCAGCGGAGATAGAGAAGTTCGGGTAGTTCGTGCCCTTGGCTGTTATGTCAGTGGACCCGTCACCCTTCTCCTTGACCTGATATGCCTTGACCCCGTTGTCCCATTCGGCGGGGTGGAATGCCAGCACGTTAAACGCAAGCTGCTTCTTGTCTGAATCTTTGCCGACAGAGAACTCGGTGCGTGGGTACACGCGGCCAGTCATCTTCGCTCCCGATGGTGTCGGGGCTGAAGTGGACGACTGAGCTACTGAGCTAGCTGTTGGACCTGTCGGGAAACTCGGGGCCGATGCTGCGGCGGGCCTGCTTTGATTAGCAGGACTTTCCCGAACGCTTTTTTCCAACCTCCGCATGACAAGGCCGTCTTGGCCCAAGTCGTACTCGCAGCCTGCCTGCTTTAGCACTTCGCTTTTGATCTGGGCAAACAGATCGTTGGCGATTTGGAAGGGGTCCGATAGTTCATCGAAGTCCTGCTCAATCATCAACGAGTAGTCTGCTGTTTCGTACGGAGCTTCACTTACCTTCTGTGCGAAGGTCACTGTTACTTTATTCATTCCCTTTACCTTTCTGGTTGTTTTACCAAGGGTCTTGGCCGAGGTGTTCGCCTCGGCATCGTCCTGCTTGCCACACTGGACACCATTTCGGTGAGCAGTGCCAGCCTTCCCAGCGTTGCGGCCAGGAATCTGCATTTGAGAGCATTGTAGGCACAATACTCCAGCAAAGATCAACGAACGCAGCTTTCTCTTCTGCGCTGCGGGGGATCTCAATGATTTGTAGCTCACCTTTTGACATGACTGCCAGGTTGAACTGGTCAAGGCCATGCGCCCATGTGTAGGCGTGTGACTGAACATCCCACCGCTTCTTCTCCCAAGCTTGATAGTGGCGGCTCGGGTTCTTCCAGTCCCAAATGATGCCTGACTTATCTATCCAGTCGGCGGTGCCGAGAAGGTTGAGTTTGACGGGGGGATGACCGTCGAACTCTCGGACCCCCATGCTCTTGATGAACATGCGTTCGATGCCGTCGACCTTGGGAAACAAGATCGGGTTTAGTTCGTTGTACCAGCATTCCACGTTGGCCCGCACAACGTCTACCAGCGGGGCTATTTCGGTTCGCCAGACTTCAACCTCGTGGGCGTGGTCGGCTATGTAGCGGTCGGCGGCAAAGAGCATCATGTCTAGCTCAACTTCGCGCCCTGCGAGTTTCTGAGCACCCGCCTGTTCGATGGCGTAGTGGACAGCGTTACCGCGCAGCATGTCGCTGGACTCTAGTTGCTGTACAAGTTTCAGCCGCTCCTGACGTGCCTGTTCAGGGCACCGCAGGAAGGTGCCAATCCAAGATTGGCGAAGATTCAGTTCTATCATATTGTCTCCTTTAGACGAGTATAGAGGGGATGGGAAAGGAGAACAAAAACCATCCCCTCCATACCGTTCTTGTAGTACCAGAGCCATCCGCTAACTCTGTACTGGTACTGGGGGGAGGGGGGCTTGGAGGCCCCCCTCCCCCACTGTAACGTTACTGTACCTGGGACGCAACTCTTTCTTGAAGAGGGTGCATCCCAGCTAGTCGTTCGTACGCTGCTTTCTGCGAAACATCCGAGACCCGCTGACGGGAAATGTTCATTTCCCGAGCCAGCTGTGACGCTGTGCCGCGCTCTCCAAAGAACACGACCTCGTGGATCGTTTGACGCTTCTCATAGTGGAGCAGTGCGATCATCTTCTCCATCGTTTCGATGGTCGTAGCGAGGTTCTTGATGCGTTGCACCTTGTCGCCCCAACGGAAAGCGGCAGCCTCATCTCGGGCTTGCTCAAACTCTCGGCAGAGTCCAGGCCATTCCGTTTTGTTCATGTCTTTGATGCAGCCGTTGTAGGGGCTGAAAGGGGTTGATTCATCCATCACGGGTTAGTTCTTCTTTCTTTCTATCGACGAAATGTTCAGCTTCGGAACGGTGAGTAAAGCACTCAAGTATTCTGTCTCTTTCGCTAAGTACCAAGTGCCGCATAACGTATAGCCCTCCTCCGAGGGGAATACATTTGGGTTCTATCTTGTAAATCATAATACTACTCCCTAAAGAATCGCAGTTTGGTAAAGATTGATGTCACATTCTCAGAGTCGGCTAGGTCTTCGACTATCTGGTCGACGGTGTGCTTCTCAAATTCGGCTACCAGATTTTTGTGGGCCTCGATGAACGCAACAGCGTCAATTTCGGAGAACGACGGGTGGAAGCTGCGTGAGTGAAGCCATTCGATCACGTCGAATGCCTCGTCCAGCATCGCCAGCAGCACATGCCTGTCTACGGGGACCGTGTCTTCGTTAGGCATCTTTTGCCTCCAGTTTCTCGCATCGTTTGCATCTCGTCCAAGGACTCTCTGCGATGTCTTCGACGGCGCGATCGTAGATGGTGGTCTTGGCACCGCACAGTGCTAACCCTGGGCGTCCGTCGGGGAGCAGGTGAACAATGTCTTTGAACCCTGGCCTGCCGTGTTTGCGTAGCCGTACAAGTTCCATCACAGACCTCTACGGACTACAAGGAAGAACCATAGACAAAACGCTATGGCCCATAAGATTCCTAATGTTGTTATGGCGTACATCATTTGAGTTTTCCTTTGAGGACTCGTTTCACCCAGTCGACGGGTAGCTCATCTGGGTGTATGTCCATTGTTTTGCCTGTTGGGGTGCGTCTGATTGCTTCTTGTTCTGCCCGTATTTGTTGAATCTTGATATCAGCCATCAATAGAGCTTTCTTCAGAAAGCAGATGATCTGAAGAAACAATGATGTATGACTCGTCTACAAGACTTGCAGCGACAATGATGTCATCACCAAGCGAAGTCAGCATTTTGTCGATTTGTTCTTTCGCCCAATGGTTGGGTCCATGTTCGATAGTTTGTTTAGCCTTCTGCAAACATGTGCTGGCTAGATCAAGCATTGATTTCAACTGACCGTATTGTTCGTCTTCTAGCACTCTCTTACTCCCTTGTTGTTAGTGTCCCGCAACTTGCTACGGACTTAGTGTATCGCTCTAATGAACCCATGCGTGTCACGCTTCGTACCTTTCGCCCTGACAAGCACCGCATAGTCTCCCTGTCCGTCAAAGAACCTGAGATCATGCTTGTCGCCGTCGATCGTGCGACGGCCCAGGAAACGCTTAGGCAACGGGTCGTCCTTCTTCACGTCCACAGGGAACACAACGTTGCCACGCTTTTTTATCGTGACCTCGGTGTCTCGTTCGGTCCCTGACGCAACTTGGTATCGGTTAGGGGCCACCCATTCAGTCTTGTACGGCCCCTTGACGTAGTCTTGGAAGATTACCCCTTCGAAGTGTTCGACTATTTCGGGGGCTGTCTCCCAAATGTTGATCTGGCTGGTCCCGTCGAGCCGCACAACCAGCCTCTTGCCCTTCTTCTCGACACGTTTCTGGTGAACGGCGATCTCATGGCGGACTTGTTCCCAGAATAGTTTGGGGTGGACGTTGTAGAGGGCGGTGCGTGCCAACATGGCACGCTTAGCCTGGTCCTTGCCTAGCCTCCCTGAGTGAACGAGGCACGCTCCTCGGCATCCTGGCGTGGAATAGGGGCATATGTTGCGCCATTTCCACGGAGCAGGCGTCCCTACCGCCTCTAGCCATACCTTGCGGCCCATCGTATGGGGCAGCATGTAGCAGACGACCTGTTCGTAGTAGTCGGTTACGTCTGCGTTGTGTGCCAGTTTGGCGCTGTCTTCCTGTCGGGTGAACAGGTACGGGGTTGCACCTCCTCCAACTTGTTTGGAGTATTCGTTTAGTACTGCTTGTGCTTTCCTCATCATTTCTCCTTTTAAATCTCACTCTTTGTGGTTGTTTGGATTGATTGGTCTGCCTCGGTTCATTTGTTTCAATATTAATTGATTGATTTCTTCATCTTTAGCTTTGATGGCATCCCTTGTCTTGTCTAGCAATTCCTGTAGACGCAGGATCTCGATACGTGCATCGGTGTAACGATTACGCAACGCCGCCAACAACTCTGCTTGCCGTTCTATGTTGCCGAACATGATGATGTCAACGTCTTGCTCGGGTCTCATCGTCGTCGGCCCATCATCCAGGGTCGATGTGACAGCAGCGTCACGTTGTGTCCTATCACTCGGGGTTGATGTGACAAGAGCGTCATATTGCTTCCCATCCTTTCCATTGTCTGTTTTGTGGTTTGTTGTTTTCATCCCATGCGTAACGGGCGGCATCAGACCACGCCGTTTCGCCTCGGAAGATCTTTTGTTTCCCTGTTCGGGTGTTCGTTACCCGACTGGTGTACGGGTCGCATGATTCTTCTAGGAAGTCACCTAGCAGCCCGTCGTTGATCCAACTGATTGGTTCGCTCATGCGATTATCTCCGCTGCGATCATGCCCGAATGAAAACGCGCTGTCTGCTGTTCTGCCGTCCACCCCGCTTGATCGTGGCCGTGGACAACGACCAGTTCGGGCCATCCTTCACGGTTTTCAGCCAAACTAAAATTGGAGTAAAGGTAGGGTTCGACCCGTTTCTTTGTCTCGTCGTAGTCTGATGTTCGGTCGTTGACTCGTATGTGAATGGTTCTCATCCTGGGTCTCCTATTTCCGCCCAGCAATCGCTGCACATGAACCCCGAGAAGGGGTTGTTCACGTTGCGGGGATGGTTGTTAATAATGATTTCCCGTTGCGCTGGGGTGTGCTCAGGGAACACGGTTTGGACATAGCCGTCGTTATCGCTGTAACGGTTCATGTCTTTCTCATCTACGGTCGTGTCTTCTGATTGTCCACACGCCATACATTTGGCTTCTATCATTACCATCATTGCGTTTCTTCTCCCTTTATGTAGTCGTCCATCGCTTCGCCCACTCCACATGCGGAGCAGATTTCGGTCTCGTTGTCCTTGCGGCTAAGCGCCCCTGGGTACAGGCCAGGCGTGTCGTTGTTGGGGATGTGTCCCCCACAGTTGGGGCACACTGGCTTGGCTTCGAGAACTTCATGCCAGGGATAGTTGCCGTTCTCCAAATCGGAGATGGTGAATGGTCTAGGCATTGTTGTTTTCCTTTGGTCCGATCATCGCTACCAGCACACTGCCGATGTTGTTGATGGCTGTGGTGATTTCTTCATGCACAATGTCACGAACCATGTCAGGGTTCAGCGCGATGGTTTGACGAACGATCTTCTCGATCCAGTCGTCGTCGACGAATCTTTCGATTTGTTCTTGGATACGGCCATCGAGATCAAGCTCGATAGCCCATTCGTCTTCATCAATTTCAATGCTTATGTTTGTATCAATTTCCATTATCGTTTCCTTTGGTTGTTGGGTTGGGCAGTTTCATCACATGCCCAGGTGAGGGGGAACTTCAGACGGAAGCAAACTCGTTAAGCCCGAGGTAACGAAACGCCTGGTTCTCAAGACGGCGAGGAGAATCAACTAACTGAATCATCCTGCGCTCATCCTTGTTCTTGCGCTTACCGAACCCCACCGAGATGGTGTGCTGCTCGGCACCTTGCACAGCGTTGAACGCAGCCCACTTGTGTGCGCCGCCCTTCAACTCCTTCTCCTTGCCCCAGTTGCGCATCAACGCAGCGCGTCGATCTTCCCATGTGTTGACCGTCTTCATGTGCTGCGGCACACCTAGCCCATCCTTGTCATAACGGGGAGCCTCGGCCTTGGCCTTGTACGTCGCCAGATCAGGCAACTCCTCCACCATCGTCTTGAACTGGTGATCGGTGAACTCGATATCGGCAGAGATACGGGCAATACGGGCAATCGTCTTAGCCTGAATCATCGCAGATCGCAGAATCCACATCCTGTTAGCCAGCATCGAGTCATGGTTACGGGTCGCCTTCACCGACAGATGCTTAGACGTGTGACTCAGCATGTTGGTACAAGACAGCACCTGACCGAAGGAACGCAACTGGGTAGACCATGTAGAATCCAACGCTGCGATCCCGATGATGGTCGGCAGGAGCTTGTCCCCGTTCGGCAAGTCCAGAGACTCGCCAATTTGGTGCTGCGTCATCAGCTTACGTCCCTTGTCCAACACCGATACTTTGGTGCATGAATTTGGGAATGTCTTCTCGATCTCGTCCATCACCGTGTAGTACCCTCCCGTCCGCACCTTGTACGACCCTGGGTGTACGGCCAACACTTCGTTGGTGTCGGTTCGGACGTGCATCATCGAAAGCGGCACATCTTTGAT